GTGAACGTATGCTTGCCAGTGTTTTGAGACGTGTAGTTAAAAAGCTCTTGGTCAAGCATGTTGTCTTGGGCAACGCGAAGGCGATAGTCCAAGTCACATTCGGGGGACAGCGTTTGACGGACACCGTTTTTCGTACCGGCGTCAATCTCTGAGAAAGAAGATACAGCACCTGATTCGGTATCAGTACCTCCACGCGCAACGCCACCAGATGTGTAGCCGGGCGTGATTACTCGCTGATTGTTGTTTGCATCTACTTCAACGACATTGCCAGATGTATTTCCTTCAATTCTGAACCCAGCCATGATGCCTCCTAGCTATACTGAACGTATCTTGCCTTTACAAGCCCCGTCAGTCGTAATTGTGTTGCCATTTGGCCAGTAAACCCGACCCCATTTGTGCTTGAAATTGGAGTTAGCTGAACCCCGCCAAGAGCAATAATTCCATGCTCGTATGCGTTGTGATCGACCGTTGAAAGTAGACCGCTCAAATAAATTTCAATGTCCGGCGAAGCCCCAACAGCTGTGTCAGCAACAACAGTGGAAACTATGTTGGTTCCCGGCGCTGCGCCAAAGTTAAAAACAATGTCACCAACGCTGGCAGCCATTACGGATTCCCCTCTGTAATCGTTGCGGATGTCACAGTTACAGGCTGTCCGGCAACAATGGTTGTCGTCGTGAGATTCAAATCGCTACCCGAAGTCCCAACATTTCCATCCAAGACGTGAGTGGTTCCGTCGCTTTGGACAATCCTAAACCACGTCGCCGTACCGCTGTTGTTCGCGCTTGAGTCTTGAGTGATGCTGTTCAATGTCAGGACGCCAGCGGCGGCAGCGGGAGCAAAGGTCGCGTTGCAGGTGAGTTCTGCAAGCAAAGTGGTTGCAGCGCCGCCAGTGGCCGGACGGGTTCCGTCGTAGATTCTCAGAAGCGCACTTCCACCTGCCCGCGTTGTAATGGCGTCAAGCATGGCATTTCTAAGCGGTACTGCGTATCCGAGTGCCATTATTGGACAGTCTCAATTCCTACCGGCGTTCCGTTGTCATCAAAAATAATTCGCTTTGGTGCCAATTGTGCGGCAAGCATCTTTTCAATGTTTTCAAGCGATTTACTTTCAATCGGTTGCTTTTGTTCTTGTTCACCCATTTGCTTAAATGACTCCAAGACAGAGTTCACTTGCTCAGATTCCCTCTGCTCTCTTTCCGATTGCAGTTTCATTTGCAATCTTGACGTTTCCGCCTGCTCTTTCATCAAAGCAATTCGCTCATTGCTTTGAATTTGGGCATCGGTTTTTTGCATATCGGCGGAAATCTCGTCACTGGTCGTTTTTAGAGTGACTTGGGCCTTCATTTGCTCTTTTTGCGCGTCGGCTTGTGCTGCGATTTGCTCGGGCGTTGGTTGCGGTTGTTGTTGGGCTTCCTCACCTAAAATCTGAGGCGGGATTGTCCTCTTGATCCGCTCGGCTAGTTCATCTGCCTGCGGGAAGTCCATATTCTTGACAACCAAATCACCGGCAACCTGAGCCATTTGTGGGTATTTGCCAATAAGCTCGATCATTGCTTGGCGGGCTTCTTGACGCTGGGTTGCCATGCTTGGCCCGGCAATAACGATCACATCATATCGGCCAACATCAAGGCTGGTCATAATGTCGTTGATTGCGCGCATTTCCGCCTCACCATCGGGGCCGAGAATACGGACGATACGCTGTGAATCGTAAATCTTGGGAATCAGATCGACAATAACCAGCCCGGCGTACCGAATGGCGCGAGTCATGTTGTCGATAAAGTGGAATGTGGCTACGTCACCCTGTTTTGCCCTTGCCTCGATTGCCACACCGGAAACTTCGTTGCTTCTGGCACCAAGCGATGCGTCATACATCCCGATGATCGCCTTCATGCCCTCAACAATAGCTTGGCGGGCGGCAATGATGTGCTGCGGAGGTGGGGCTGGGTAAAGGCGGGTCGGGGGCGTTGGGCCATCGTATTCGATGAACGGGTAGTTCTCGATATTTGCCTTTGTCCACTTCTCGGCATCAGAATCGAAAGCCCCTTTTGGTCCGATGTATGGGTTTTTGGGTTGCAACGACGAAAGCTCTACCTCCGCCGATAGCATGTAATTGTTGACCTTTTGTGATTCCTTTGCATCACGAATGAGGGACTTCGTGTATTTCTTTCCCTCAACATTCGTCTGAGAGCCGGGGCAAAACACCACTGGAATGTATTTCCCGGCCCATTTGTATTCTTCAATGGCCCGATCACCTGTCACAAGGTAGCATTCGACCGTGATTTGCTCTGATTTTCTGGAATTCAGGACTTGAACACCAAGTTCCTCAATTTTTTTGGTGTCGGCAGCGCCTTTTACAACGCTACCATCGCTCAAAAGGCTAATTTCAATTGGTGTTTTAACCTTTTTCCAGTATTTTGCAATGCGGACACGGTCATCTTCGACCCATTCCTTATCACAGTCGTCAAAATCAGACGGAATAAAGCCCCATTTAGCCTTGAACTCGTCTTTATCGACCATTTCAGACACAAAACAATAGTCCCGGTCTGAATTGTCCATCATCTTGCAGTTCGGATCATCGTAAACGGTCAGCGGGTTTCCGATGGGTTTGATGACAATCTCTTGGTCGAACCCCTTTTCATCTGCATACTCAGTGCAAATCTCGAAGTAGCCCCTTGAACAGCTTACGGCGAACTCCAAGGCGTTATCGTATGCAATATCAGCACAAGAGCGCTGCTCGATATGCCTTACCATGCCGCCAAGAATTTCGGCAACATCAAAAGAGGCTTTTCCGTCTGCCGGAATGACCTTGATTGATGGTTTGTTTCGGCGGGCGTCGTTCACCACCTGCCGGACAAACTGAGGGAGTCTGTTTTCAGTAATCATCGGGCGATTGGCCCGGATTCTCTTAGCCTCCTCCGACCACTGGCAATTGTCGATATTCCAGAGAAAACGAAGGTCTTGAACAGCCTCGCTCTTATTGTGGGAGTCCGCATCACGGGCAAGACGGAAGCGCTCTAGCGCCTCAGTGTGGATTTTTTTTAGGTCAGCCATGATTTTCCCTATGCGGCCATCCAGTCAACGGGCATTTGAAAGTTCTTCCGCTTCTCGTACTTTGGAGCCTTGCGCACACCCTCACAAGCATAACGAAGGGCGTCTATCACATGGTTGTGCTTATCTTCAAGGACAGGCAGAACCTTACCCGTCAGTCTGTCAGTTTTGTAGCAATAATGCAACAGTTCGTCTATTGTATGCACACATCTGGGGTGAACGATAATGTCAAAAGACTGGAGGAACGCGATCCCTTCCTCAACCGACCCCTTGCCCTTCGCAGCCTCGTTCATCCGAGGGTAACCATTTTTCTGCATATAAGAAATGGTTTCCGGGCGGGCAGAATCGGCGGTAATGAACCACTTCCGGCTTTCAGGAACCCGATCAAACAAATCGGGAAGTTGTGTGATTTCACACCCGACCATATAGGCTTCGTGGTCAATAAATAGCTTATTCCCCTCCAGATAACAGCGAATCAGCACAGAGGGGTCAATAGAATACCCCCAATCGGCCCCCAGCCTGAAAACTGCGCTGTTTGGAGCCTCAAATTCCTGAATCGCCCAATTCTTGAATACCCGGCGCTCGGAATGAGACTCATACTCACCAAGCCACACATGGGCGTACTTATCCGCATCACGCGACCGATCCCAAAGCATTTCCTCACGAAGCGTGTCCGGAAACCACGGGTTATCCGACCAATTAGCACGAACCACGGCAGAATCAGGATAAGGATTGTCACCACGAAAAAACGCATCAACGGGATCAGTAGGAAAACGAGGATTCCAAGAAAACCAAATCTCGGACTTTAGCCCCCTCTTTTTATCCTCCCACCGAATCGTAGGACGCAGCAAGTCCAAAGACCGCTGACTCAAATTCTGAGCCTCCTCCACCCAAGCTATCCGATACCCCTCCAATGACTTGATCGACTCAGAAGTATGGTTCTGCATCCCTTGAAAAGCTATCCGGCCACCAAGATCAGACTCAATATGTGTATTCAGCACATTGAATCTCTTACCCAATCCATGCTGCTCAATCTTGGACTCAATCAGTTTCTTCGCAGACTCCGCCAAAGATGCCTGCGTCTCACGAATACAAATAATGTCCATCCGCTCACTAAGCGAATAAGCCACCACCTGATCTGCAAAGAAATGTGACTTGGCACTCCCACGGCCACCATAAGCACCCTTATATCTACTCTGCTTCAACAAAGAAGCAAAGACAGGAGCTACAGGGATATGGAGTTCAGACATCCTCAGACTTCACTTGAGGTTCCAAAAAAGTATGCGGCACATTGGGAGGGGGGTACCCTAACTCCACAATGGGGGGTGCCTGTTCCGGAACCGACCCCGGGGGGGTCTCTATCTGCGGACTGGCCAGTTCTCCCTCGATTACATTGCCACAGCCATCTGCTAACCCATTGATTTGATTGGGATTATTGGCAACTATCACCATCTTGATCGCCTGGAATAGTGGCTTACCATCCTCAGACTCGATACTAAGCTGTTGCTGTGGCTTGCCATCGCTACTGTCTCTTAACCAAGTAGCCGCCTGCACATCACCAGACTGTGCAGCAACGAACATAGCCTCAATTACCCTTGGCAAATCCTCAGGATTCTGAACGATCCTCTTGCGTATCGCATCAGCAAATACACGTTGTCTCTTGCCTAGTTGATTGCCTATCTCGAATGGCATGTGAGCATTATGTAACCAGTTGATTACATTCCTATTTGCGAATCGTTCTCATTTGCATTTAGGAATGATTGATGTTGTTATTTAGCGACAATGTGACGTGGATTGTCAAGTTGTATTTATGCAACGGTTTGTTGTTATTTGGGCACTGTCTAGCTTGTCGCTGATTGGCGACAACTTGTGTTGGAGACTGTTTGCGCTGCTCGCGCTTAATGACTTTTGGGTCAGTATTATTGTCAACGTCCCAAGCCTACGTGCGACCAGTCCAGTATTGCGGGAGAGTCCCCGTTTTCCGCCGCTCGCTGGTGTATCGAGTTGGGCGCGGCCGCCTTAGTGCCGCTGGTGCGCATACTGTGCCTAGGTCCCGTGCGCTTCGGTGTAGTCGAATCATGCGC